TCAACAAGTCTAGCGTCAGTTGGTGTTTCTCTTTTAATTAATACAACAGTACTATTTGCAGGATTACTGTTCATTACAACATTGCTTCCTGATATTGTGAAAGCAGTTGTAGAAACTCCATCTAAAAATACTTTTACGTGTGTGCTATCTATAAAACTAAATGTTATAGCAAACGTACTTGTGTTTCCGTCAGCAGTATAGCTGACACGTGCATTGAACGACATATATTATTTTTCCTATTTACTAAATTGATACAATTCATCTAAATCAGTAGGTTTTATTTCTAAACCTAACTTTAATTTATTTGAATTATTATTTACCGAATTAATTGAATTTAACAAAGTAAACTTACCAGTATCATCTTTAGTACTGGTAAAAGTTTTAGCTTCTTTTATTATTTGTTCTTCAACTGCTGTATGGTAATCTTTAATTATACTTCTTAATAATTTAGCCCTACCACCAATATCTTTATTTAATTTATCAATGTTTCTAGGGTCACTAAGTTGTTTGTATTGATTTGAATTGATTGCTTCTAATAATGCTTTATTCAAAGATTTATTACCAATTCTTATTTTTCTTAATAATTCTTGTTGTCTATTATAAGCAGTCTGACCTTTACTATTTGTAAACAATCGTAAATCAATATCACCTCTAAGAGTTTCTTTCATACTTGGAAAGTTAATACCAAGTCTTAATACTTCTTCTAATACAGGGTCTGTTGTTTGTTTGTTTAAAGTAAATGGATTAAACATACCATTAATTAATCTTTCAGTTTCAGTGCCTTGTATTTTCAAAGCATTACCTCTGAAGTCATATCTAAATTCTATTTCTGCTGTACCAGTTCTTCTTTTAACTTCATCAAAGATACTCTCTGTATCTCTGTAAAATGGGTCATTAATAAATTTTGTATAAATATTAGGAACAAAAGAACCAACTTTACTTCTAGCATATCTATCAACTTTGTTAGGGTCATCACTCGTGATTACTTCCATAAAATCAGCTAGACCTTTTAAATAAGTTTTACTTGCTAAATTTCTAGTTATTGCTGAAAATCCTGCTGATATACTATTTGTAATTTTTGTAGTTGGATTTATATAATCGCTTACATCACCACCCATTCTGTAAGTGTGTAATAAAATATTACTACCAACTCTTTCTATTTCTTCTTCTGTTAATTTATCATAGAAAGCGTGATAGTCAGCTACCATACCAAAGAAAGCACCAAAAGGGTCAAATCTTCCAAACTCTCTGTATTTATATGTCTGACTTTCTTCATCAAAATATCTGTATGCGTAAGGCACTCTACCAGTTGAACGTCTTAAATCTCTGAACTCTTTTGACTTAGAAAGTTTCTCTCCTGATAATTGACCTTGTACTCCTGTAATATGTCCATTTCTATATAAGTATGAAGCATATATCATTAAACTCATACCAAGAGCCATTTGTCCTCTAGCTTGTGCCATTTTCTCAGCACCATTTCTTCCAAAGAAATCGTCTCTTACTTCTCTCCTAATAAATCCTAACGGTGTTCTATCAACTACATTAAGCATTAAGTTTACTGGTGTTCTAGTAAACGGAAGTATTTGTTTTAATATTGGATATTCATTTGTAGTATCAGCTATTCTTTTAAAGATACCAGTGACTTGATTTGTGTATGTACCTCTTTCAGCTTTTTCTAAAATATCAGATTTAGTTGCTCTACCAAAATCATCAAAGCCACTTTCAAAATGTTCTATAACAAATTGTTCAAACTCAGATATTGGTTTTCTAGTACGCCAATCAGTAGCAACAATTTTATCTTTGCTTAAACCATTTTTGATTGCACGTCTTATTCCATCTTTTTCTAACTCTGCTCTGTAAACTATTTGTTTTGCAAATTCATCTTCAGCATTTAAAAATCTGCTTGGTAATCTTATAACTTTACCAAGATTATTTATAAATTTACCAGATAAAGAACTATTATCTATAGTCTCAACACCCTCAACTAATTTTGTTTTTTGTATAGATTTTCTAGGTGTTTCTAATTTTGTTCTAGAAGTTAATATTGTATCTTCTTTTTTAAGTGCTAGTGCAGAATATTTTATACTATCTTTTAAATATCTACCCATACCTGCATACGTTGAAAGTGCAGGTTGAAATTCATTTCTAAGTGCATTTACCTTTTGAGGATTTTCTAACAGCTTAGTAGTTAATTGACTACCTATCATTTTTTCTAAAGGTCTTACAAACACATTCATTAGTGTTGAAGTGACATTTATAATATGAGTTTTAGGATTAGATAGAAGTGCATTAATCCACACTTCATTCGCTATATCCCAAGTTCTATTATTTGATACAGCTTTAAATACTGTTGTTAAATCAGCGTCACCAGACGCACCAATTTTTTCTATAAATTTATCTATGTCACCACCATATTCATCAAACTCTTTTATAGTAGCGTCCATATCTTTTGCTACCTGAGTATCAAAACTTGTAGCTGATAATCTTTGAGTTCTAGCAACATCACTTCTAATACCTAACTTAGCTTCTCTCATTAATTTATATTTAGGTAAAAGAACTCTAGTTAATAATGTTTTTGCTTTAGGTTCTTTTGTAGAAATTCTAGCCATTCTTTTCATACTACTTTGTAGAAAAGTTAAATAACTATTTAATGCAACAACCTTTGCAGGTGCTTGTTTTATTACTTCTCTTAATTCTAATATATCAGTTTCTAATACACCACTTTTATTTTCATACATTTTTCTTGCTTGACGTTCTACCATTTCATCAGTCAAGACAATTTTCTTTTCTTTAATAAGTTTACTGTATGCTTTTTCAAAAGCGTCCAAAGAGAGAAGACCCTCTTTATCCATATTAACCATTTGTCTAATATTAAAATTAGTAGACAAATCTAAATCTTCTATTGCTTTATTGAAGTCACCTACATTCTTAGTATTTTTTTGTGCGTCTTTGAAACCTAAGAATATACTATCTTCTAAATCTTTTTCTAAGTTTTTTACTACTTCTGTTTCTAATTTTTCAGGAAGTGGTTTATATTTATTTAAAACAATTTCTTCTTCTTTAATACTACTTAATGCTTTTTCGTCTTCTTCTAATTGTTTCTTATTAAATTTTTCATTGTTGGCTTGTGCTTTTTTATTTTTATACCATCTAAAAGCCCTGAAAGTTCCCTCTAATGCACCACCTAATCCTGCACCCTCTAGTGCATTTTTAAATCTTGCTTCATAGAAAGTATCATCTGGGTCTGAAGATAAATATTCAAACAAAGGATTATTTAAGTCAGGTGCTTGGTCTGTAATAATATCTACTAATCTACCAGTATTTTCATCAAACGCTTGGAAATCAGCTATACTTCCTCTTGCTACTGATTTAGCTAATTGACCTGTACCTGTTGTAGCTTTGACACCTTTTAATAATTTACCACCAGTAAACCAACCAGTAAGAAATTGTGATACTCCTTTAGTTAAATTACCTGCAATAGTATCTGGGTCTTTCTCAAAGTCAGGTAATTGTATTGCGTCTTGTTCACCTGCTTTTCCAAAGAGTGGGTCTTTTAATCCTCTTTCTTTAAATTCATCATAAGACACATACTCCATAAATCCATTCTCAGCTTCATCACCGAAAATAAATCCACCTATATTAGTCTTTTCTCCTAAAGTGTCACCTATTCCCTCAACTAGACCTATAGTTGCTTGGACACCGTCTCTTACTCCATCTACTGCACCTAGACTTATGTCTGTAAGTAAACCTCTTTTTTCACCAGATTGTGGTGTTTCCTTTTCTGGTAAGGTTTCAAAAAATGCGTTGATTTGCTCGTCAGTTGTTCCATCAGGAAACTGGTAAGTTTTATTCTGATACTTTTTATTTATTGGCATTATTCACTACCTACTTCAGCAACTAGCTGTTTATTGTTTTTTTCTTGTTTCTCTGCAATTCTGTCATATTCTTCCTGAGTTATAGCTTCAGGATTATCACGTCTAAATTTTCTTAATCTTGTACCTGTTAAATTTTCAGGAATTATTACAACTTCAGATAAATCTATTTTTAACTCAGGGTCTTCTGGTTTTGTATCTCTAATTTCTTTTCTTGTTTTTTTCTTTTCTTCTGGTTTTATTAATTGATTTTCATTTACAATTATAGGTGTCTCATCAGAACCCTCACCATCTATTGTGACTTCTCCACTTTGTGCAGTCTCACCCTCAATAGTCACTCCACCTTGTGTTAGTAATTTAGATTTTGCTTTAGAATATTCTTTACTTATAAATTCTTCAAACTCTGTTTCTCTATCAATAGGTTTTGCATAATTATCTACTGGATTATCCTTTAACCATTTTCTAGCTTTTAGTTCTAATTTTTCTCCTACTAATTCATCATAAGTAGCAATCTTAGAACTTTTGTTTCCTCTCTTTGCTATATCTTCTAAATCAGCTTTAAAATATACAAATTCATCTGAAGCCAATAAACCATCTTTACCTGTAAATTTATATGCTTTGACAGTATCTTTTGCTTTATAATAATAATTAGAAGTCATATTAGGAATATTATTTTTTAAATATTCTAATGCACCCTCAAAATCATTTTCTTGTAATTTTTTTCTAAATTCTTCTTCTACGTAAGGTTTAGTTTCACTACCAAAACCAACGTCTCTTTTATTAAATGCGTCTCTTACTTTGTCTTGTTTATATCTACTAAAAGTTTTAAATCTTGGGTCTTTCTCTGCTTCAGTTAATGTTTCAAATTCATCAGCATAATCATCAGCTTCAAGGTCTTCTATTTCTCTTTTATTTTTCTTTTTTGTTATTAGTTCATTTTCTTCTTGTTGTATTCTGTCATCAATTTTTTCTCTAATTACATCTAAATCATCTTTGATAGATAAATTTTTGTCTAACGTATCTGTACCTAATTGAACATTTTTAGGAAGTTCTCTTAATAATTTTTCTGCAAATTCTAAATCACCAGTGTTAGTAGCATAATCTGTAAGTGCTTCTATAAAATATTCTCTTGCAGTAAGATTACCTAAACCATTTGCAGTTTTATCTTTTATAAATAATTCAATACCATCACCAATTTCAGACATTGATTTATTTGGGTCAAAGAAACCTTGAACACCCTCTTTAAATAATATTTTATAATCTTCTTTTATTTTACCCATTTGTGATTGAACGTGGGTATTAAATAAAGAATTTCTTGTTCCTGAAGTTTTAGTAAAGAAACCTTGTTCTAATTTTTCAGGACTAAATAAACCTAGATTATTTTCTTGTACGAATTTTGTTAGTTCATCATTATAAAATTTATCAAAAGCATTTGGGTCAGGATTTTCTAATACATTCATTTCTACATATTTTTGAGAAACAATACTTTTAAATTTTTGTGCTTTTGAATTTAAATCTAACTCTTGTAATTTTTGTATGTAGTATGGATTAGCTTCTTTTGGAATATTACCAAGTTCTACTTGTTTAGAAAACTTTGCCTTATTTTCGTTATAATCTTTTATTGCTTGTGCTTCATTTTCTTTTTTAACTTTTTCTTCTTTTTGAATTACTAAATCAGTTCCTGCACCTGCAACAAATCTATCTAAAGACTTTGTAAATATTTCTACTGTTGGGTCTATAGGTTTTGCTTCTGGTTTATAGAATAAATTAAAATCAGTAGAAAGAACTTTAGGTAATTCTGCTTGAAGATTTAATTCTGGTGTAGTTCTTTTCTTAGCCATTATATTCCAATACTCCCATCAGGATAAACTCGTTGTCCATAAATATTTGTAGTTGAACCACTGTTATTACCAAGATTAGGTTGAGAAGCGTCAGGATTTAATCCTCTAGCGTCTTTCATTGCTTGAACACCATAATAAGTATTAGCAACATTTAACGCACTAGATACAAATAATAAGTTTGGATTTGGTGGTTGAACATAAGTTGATTGTGCTTTCTGTCCAAATTGAATTGCTTCTAAATTTCTTTCAAATTGATTTACGTTTAACGCTAAGTTTCTTTGTAAAGCAGAATTATAATTACCCTCAGTTCGGTAATAATCTCTCATTAAACTCTCTTGTGAGCCAGATAAAGCTAATCCCTCTGAACCTGCAACAAATCTTGCTCTAGCTTTTTTAGACCTAATACTTGCTTCAAATCCTTTTTGAGAACTTTTAGCTATTTCTTGTCTAATTTTTAATTGTTCAGTTGCGTATCTTCTTATTGCATTTTGTCTTGCAATTTCATTTTGTCTTTTCTGTGCTTCATACTGGGCTTTTTGCTGTGCTTTCGCCTGTTGAAATTGTAAAAAAGACGACCCTGCACTTGCTATTAAAAGTGCCGTTGTTGGTTCTACACACATATTTTTATAAACTCATAAAAGGGTTTTTGAGATACTCCATATTTAATTTTTCGTAAAAATTTAAATCCACACCATTTAAGCCATCTGATATGTAGTTCATTTCTACAATCAACAAAGTTCCATAGCATTGGATATTGTTTGTTTAAAAAGTCTACGACCTTTCTGCTTTCTCGTAAGAAAGAAAATCGTATTCTAAATATTTCTTCTGACGCTAATAACCATATAGCACCTCGTTTACTTACTCCAAACATACCTACTGGTACATCATCTTTGTCTACAATAGTAAAACAAACTTCTGAGGACACGTATGATTTAATTAATCCACCATAAGGTGTTAATCCTGTTGCGTCTAAAATTTCTCTTTTATCTTCATAACGAAGTCTATCTGCTAAGTAATTGCAATCTTCGTGTCTAGATAAACGAAATCCGTTAAATTCTTTGTGTTGCTGTGACATAGAAACCTTGCCAACTTGCATTTATAAAGTTGCTCGGTAAGTGACTATTATTTTTTAGTTTGACTGTTAGCTTATCATTTTCAGATTGTACTGCAAAATCAAAATCTCCATCTTCTAAATTGATTGTTCCTGTAAGACCTGAACCTAAAACCGTACCTGTAAAAGTTGAGTTAGAAGTATTACGCCCTACTGGTGTCACCTCTGTCGTAAAAAATCCTGTATCATTAAAAGAAACCGACCAGTTTCTAATTTGTAATCTACCCTCTTTTACTGATATTCTACTTCCTACACTATCAGCTACTTGGATAAATTGTTGAGAGAATTGAAACTCAAATTCATATTGCTCTCCTATGAAAAAATTCTGTGCAGTTATATCACCAGAAACTACAATACTTGTTCCTGATTGACTAACTGTGGCAATTTCTTGTCCTGCCTTATTTGAAGCACCAGACCTACCTACAACTTTCATAGTGTTATTTATTGTGTAAGGTAGTGTTATTGTTGTCTGGTTTGTTCCTGCGTTATAACTTTCTGTAATCTGAGTGTTGTTAATTTTTCTATCTAAATGAGTAAGATAAGTTTCTCCTGTATCTGTAAGTGCAGGTGAAACATCAATTGTTTCTAAATAAACTCCATCACTTCTTTCATTTACAATAAATAAAGTGTTTTCAATAAAATCAATATTTAATATTTTATCTGAAGTAGTAGTTCCATAAGTCCACTTATGCCACGCAGATTGTAGTCTTTTATTTTGTGCTACATAATATTGAAAGACATACAAAGCATTTTCTTCGTTGCTTGATAAAGCTATCAATATATTTTCAGTAGTAGAAGTAGCTAGTTTAAAAACATTAGCAGGTACAAACTTAGGTACGTTTGCTGTTATATCATCTGCTTTCTTTGTATCTGTATCAGACGCTACGAAAAATTCTCTTACTCCTGAAAAGTTTCCTTTGTTAAAAGTAAAGAAGACATTTGAACCTGAACCTACAGGTTTTACTCTTTTGTCTGCTTCAAATTCTGTAGTCACATTTATAGAAATATTACTTGCTGTTAGTGTTGCACCACCAGTCACCATAAATTGTGATTGCTCTGAGAATAGTAAAAGTTCTTCATCAAAAGAAACTGCGTGTTGTAGTATACTTACTTTAGTGTGAGTACTAGCAACATCTATTGGGTCAGTATCTAATGCTGAAGTCACTGTTTCAGGAAAGAACTCAAAGAACTCTCCACTTCTAGACATAATTACATTCTCATCTGCAAGTACACCTAGTCTATTTCTATGAAAGAAAATATCATTCATCTTCTTTCCTATAAAGCTAGGGTCAGGTGCAGAGTTTAAGTCTCCTGCCACTCTGCTACCCAACGCAGGAACATCATATTGAGTTCCACTGATAGTGTAATTACTGCCATCAATTTGGGTAAATCTAAAATTTCCGTCAGCAGTTCTAATTAATATATGAGGAAATTTAGTATTCTTAATACTTGTTGGTGTTGCAGGTTTTAAAGTTTCTTCCCACAAATCAGTTTCATATTTTACAAAATAATTATCAAAATTATTAGAAGCGTCACCAGTCACTTCAACAACCATTCCATTAATTGCAGGTTGTGGTAAGTCAGAAAAGTTTTGAACTTTATCTTTTACAACTTGTGAAGCGTCATCACCAAATCCATCAGAAGCTGATATACTTAAAGTTCCTGAAGATTTAGTTATTGAAAAACTACTGTCTCCAATATTGGCTAAAGTTATTCCTGACGGACTTCCGATTGCACTTTTTAATCCATCACGAATAGCTTTAGTATCTGTGTTTGACGAAGTAAACGTAGTCGTAGTTCCGTCAATTGTTATTGAATACGGTGTACTATTAACACCTTGTAATACTGAATAAACTGCTTGTTCTACTTTAGCAGGACTTGTTGTTGTGTCCATTTCACAGGCAATGCTTTTATTTAAAACAAAAGTATTGTCAGCTACAGTGACTAAAACAAAATCATTTTTAGGGTCTGAAGAAGTCAAGTATGCAGAAGCACCAGTTTGATTGACTACTGTTTTCTGAACTCCATCAATTGTGTAAACTTCAATAGAACCATTCTTTACAATAACAACATATCTTTCTTGTGGGTCTCTATTGATTGTATGAACAAAGCAATTACCAAAAGAAGAAGAAGATAATTTTGCAATGTAATTAGTTGGTGGTCTTTTTTTAAGACCCTCAACAACAGAACTAAAACCATTTAGTTGAACGGTTGCTTGTGAACTTAGTCTTAGAACCTCTGGTTGCTGACTAACACCCTGAACTAAATTAGGAATTGTTCGTGATACTAAAGGCATTAATAACCTCTATTGTTTCTTGCTATTGTATAAATTTGTTCTGGTGTATCAAAGATTGTGAAATCACCAGTTCTAGCTTCAGCGTTTCTTAAAATTGATAACGCTTGTTTTTCATCTTCTTGTGAAAATTTATGTAAAGTATTTGCACCAAGTGTTCTATCGTGAAACACTCTAGCACTTCTTATTGTTATATATCTTTTTGCTTGTTCAGGTATTTCATTAAAAGGTAATAATAAAACCTGAGTGACATCTTCAAAGTTTCTATCAAATATGTCAGTATTTTTTGCCATATTAAATAGGAAGCCATCACGTTGAACTAAATCATAATCAGCTTTAGGTACTAGATTTGGGTCTAGTTCTACTCTAACTACATTAGTTCCTACTGGAATTTTGTTATTTGTATCTCTTGTTAATGTTGCTTTATAGTGAGTGTTGAAGTGCCAACCTGCTGATTGAACTTCTCTAGAAATCTCAGATAAAACATTTTTAGCTACTGTTCCGTCTACTGGTAAAGACCCACTCAAAGAGTTTAACGGTGCTTCCCCAATTGTTGAAAGAATTACATTTACACTTTCAAGTTCAGTGCTTCTTGCTGTTGTTGTCATTATGGTAGAAAACTATCGAACCATTGGTCTATTTTCTTTCCTATCCATTTTCTTAATTTACAAAACCAACACATCATATTTATTCTCCTTTTAACAACAGGCGTAGATTGTCTGTGTTAATCTCTACGCCTGAAGTTTATCGTCTATTACGATTTGTTAATTGATACTGCACATTCTGGTCTTAGAATGTTTGAACCAATCATCATTCTTGCAGTCATTAATGTTCCCATTCTTCTTGGGTCATAAGTACTTTCAAGAGTTAAGTCTTTTCTCTTTACAGTTCCTATTGCACCTCTTTGGAAGATAGTCGCAACAACGTCTGAAGCATTGACTAAGTAATCGTTGTTTTGTCCAGTTGCACTGTCAGTAGATGAGTTTACATAACTTTCTACTGCTGTGTTTGATTTAATTACTGGAACACCACCGATTGCTACTACTGACCCTTTACCGAAGTCACCATTGTTAGCTGAGAAATCTCTGCTTACAAGTTTATCAACATTTGCTAATTTGTAGTAAATGTCTGGTGTGACAACCATATATCTTTCAGTTGATGGAACGTCATTCTCATCTAACTTTTGGATAGCTTCAAATACAGAAGCAATTAAGCTGTCCATATTTGTATCAGCGTCAGCGTC